GAAGAACTGGCCCGCTTCTCGTCGCCCTCGGCGGAAGCCACCGTGCGCGATTCGCTGGCGGCGGCCATCGTCTATCGTATGGATCGCGATCTTCTCGATCCGACGAAGGCGGCGGCGGCCGGTGTTAACCCTGCCTCGCTCACTTATGGCGTCTCGCCCACGACCGCGACTGGCACGACTGCCGATGCGTTCCGTGACGACTTCGGCACGATGATGAGCACCTACCTTCAGAACAACATGAGCACGCGCGGCGCCGTGCTTGTGATGACTGAGGATCAGGCCCTCAAGCTTTCCCTGATGGTGAATACCCTCGGTCAGCTTGAGTTCCCGAACCTCAGCTCAGATGGCGGCAACGTTCGTGGCACGCCGGTCATCACGTCGCAGAACGTCGTTGCCACGGGCGGCTCGCCGACCGATGGCTATCCGATCATTGCCATCCACGCTCCGTCGATCCTGGTCGCGGATGATGGCGGTGTGTCGATCGACATCAGCCGTGAAGCCTCGCTGCAGATGAACGACGCCCCGGACAGCCCGGAGACGGCCTCCACCGTCATGGTCTCGCTGTGGCAGCGCAATCTGCTTGGCATCAAGGCGGAGCGCTATGTCACCTGGACGAAGGGCCGCTCGGCTGCGGTTCAGTTCATCCAGAACGCCAAGTACCAGTAATTATAGCGGGGAGGCCGGGAAACTGGCCTCCCCATTCTCATGGAGATCCCATGCCTCGCCTAGTCAGCAAAACAGACAAGCTGAAATACGGGAAGAACGTTTATCAATACGGTGAGGCGTTCGACGCCTCAGACCGCGATGCCGCTCTTCTGAAGAAGATCGGGCGTGCAACTGATGCCCCCATTCAGCCGAAGATGATCAATCTGCCTCCGCAGGAGGCGCCGGTCGAGCCGGAAGCCCCTTTATCCAGCCTCTATCAGCGCCGCGATATGCGGGCGACGGATGGCCTGACTGGCGGGATGACACAGCCGTCATCGTCGCGTCGGGGCCGTCCGCGAAAAGAACAAATCTCGACCTCGCAAGAGGAAGATGCCGAGCAATAGCAATCAAGGAAAACATCGAACTTTGTCCGTGGGCTGATGTTGTCTACGGATGTGATGCGGCTTGGTGGCGGCATCGCAATGGGTTGCCGGAATTCTCCGGTCTCAAGATTTGCTACCGCAAGAATGGCCTTGAGGGCTTCCCTGAAATTCGCCGCATCGGCATTCCAAACACCGGTCACGACAAGCTTGTACTCGAAGAGGCTGGCATCACTGGATCTGGCGGAAACTCTGGCTTCCAGGCTTTGAATCTCGCCCTTCAATGGGGTGCGAAAAAGATACTTCTCGTCGGCTTCGACATGACCGACTCATCAGGGGTTCATTGGTACGGCCGGAATAATTGGCGTGATGCCAACAACCCGAACGACAACAACTTCAAACGTTGGATAGCGGCCTTCGACGGTACTGTCACGGTCCTGAAACAACGCGGGGTCGAGGTCATCAACTGCTCGCCGTTTTCGGCACTCCAGTGCTTCCCGAAAATGTCCATAGAGGACGCCCTTTGAAACAATCGATCTGGATCGGCTTCGATCAGCGCGAGGCTGACGCCTTCGCCGTCTGCCGGCATTCGATCAACAGGCACTTGATCACACCCATCCGAGTTCGCGGCGTGGTGTTGAGCGGTCTTCGTGCCGCTGGCCTCTATAATCGCCCTACGGGCCGCAGGGACGGGCGTTTATGGGATGAGATATCCGAAGCACCAATGGCGACGGAATTCGCCTGTAGCCGCTTCCTCGTGCCTCATTTGGCTCAATCCGGTTGGGCTCTATTCATGGACTGCGACATGTTGGTCCGAACTGACCTGATGAAGCTGTTCCAGCAGGCGGATTCGACAAAAGCTGTCCAGGTCGTCAAGCACAATCATCAGCCGCCCGAAGGCGTCAAGATGGATGGCCAGGCGCAAACCAGATACGCGCGCAAGAACTGGTCAAGCGTTATCCTCTGGAACGTCGACCACCCGGCCAACAAGGCACTTACAATCGAACTGGTCAATTCCGTTCCCGGCCGTGACCTTCACCGCTTCTGCTGGCTCGAAGATGGTCTGATCGGTGAGCTGCATCCGAAATGGAATTGGCTTGTCGGTCATTCCGATCCCGAGATTGACCCGGCCATTGTCCACTTCACTGATGGCATTCCAACAATGCAGGGCTACGAGGATTCGGAATACGCCGACGAGTGGAGGGCAGAACTAGAGCGGTGGGCCGCCTAGCGGAATAAAAGTGCGGCGTCGTATCTGTCAGCCATTTCGCGCAAGAGTGCGGCGAAGTCCATGGTATCCTGTGGAGCGTAGTCTCTGACGCGGTTAAGCCATTCTTCAAGAACGGCGCGAAGATCGATAGTGAACGTAAGATGGTCGCCGCCGATGGGCCAAATTGTAAGCTCTGGCTCCTGATCAATCCCAACTAGCCATCTGTCATCGGTCATTTCATCAAGGACGACCTGAGCGCCTTGGATCATAACCTGTGTAGTGAATGGGTTAGCGTGCCAGTTCCATTCAGCCAGTTCGTGCTTGGCCTCTTCAACGCCCTCGATCTTAATCATTTTTCCACTCCTTAAGCCGATGGTAAAGTGCTGAGCAGGCAAGCCCGACCGTCTGCGGGGCACCTTCGCGCTTGTATCTGGTTATCGTGTTGACGTTGACGTCCAGAAGCCTAGCGGCTTCGGCGCCGCTGATGTGCATAGCCTTAAGCCAGGAGTTGAATTCTTCTGCTGTCATGTCTACATTATGGGGACGAAAACACAGTCTGTCATCCCCAAAATGCAGAAAAAGAAACCTGATCGCCAGCGTCTGCTAGATAACATCGCAAAGACTGGCGATGGATGCTGGGAATGGATGGGTCCGCTCGACAGGGACGGCTATGGCCGCCATTGGCGGATAGGGAGCCGAACGGATGGCTCCCGTGCGGCAATACCGCCGCATCGGTTCGCTTATATGGAGTTCAAAGGCCCAATTCCAAAGGGCTTGGTCATCGACCATCTTTGCCGCAATCGTCGGTGCGTAAACCCGGAACATTTGGAAGCGGTAACGTCCCGGGAAAATACGCAACGGGGTTGGCGGAAGAACAAGACAGAATGCAAGCACGGTCATCCGCTGTCGGGCGATAACCTCTATATCGGCAATGATGGTGGCCGCTATTGCAAGACGTGTCGCAACCGATACGCCAGAGAACACAATCGCAAGACGGGCGGCGCGGCGCAAAAGCGATATGCAGCGACGCATCGAGAGGAGCGCCGGCTAGCTACAGCAACGCGCCGAGCCAACCGAACGCCAGAACAGATCGCCTGAGACAAAGAGCGGATGAAAGCCTACGACGCTAAGCGCCGGGGGAGGCTAAAATCGGATTAGGTGACAATTTAATGGCCACTGGCCTTGCCCGTGGCGCCCACGCCAGAGGCAAGAAAGTCGCCTTCGGGGATGGTCTGAAAATCCGGTGGGACCATCATTCGCATGAGGTCTTCAAATGGAATCCGAACATCGCCGCTCCCGGCCATGAGCGCGATAGCTGCATTGAATGGGTTCCTTTTTTCAAAGGTCATCGGATCTACAACCGCCAAGATGGCGATCGGTGGATCTGGAATATGGATTTCAGCCCGACACCGGGCGAGGTCTTTCTGGACGACATCGAGAAGAAGGCGGGACGGCGTTACGGCTCCGGCTTCGTCCTCATCGAGCCCCAGAGCGCACGGTGGAAATCTGTCGCGCCGAACAAGGATTGGGGTAGGAACAACTTCCACGCGGTAGCTGAGAAGCTACAGGGTTCCGGCTATAAGGTCTGCCAGTTCATTTCGGACAAGGGTTCGCCGCTTCTTCCGGGTGTTGCTGGGCTTGCGACAAGCTCGTTCCGGGACGCGGTTTCGGTCCTGGCGAATGCCGCAATGTATATCGGTTCCGAAGGCGGTCTTCATCACGCGGCAGCGGCGGTGAATATTCCTGCCGTGGTTCTGTTCGGTGGGTTCATTCCTCCGAAGGTCACTGGTTATCCGACACACGCGAATTTGACGGGCGGCGCTGAGGCTTGTGGATCGATCAAGCCTTGCGAGCACTGCCGGAAGGCCATGCAGCGGATCACCGTCGAAGAAGTCGTTGAAGAAGCTCTGGAAAGGCTCTGAATGGACAAGTACACGCCGGCTGGCGCTCCTCATTCTGTTCAGCGCCGCGTCGCCGGGAAGCATTCCATTCGCATGGATGGGATGATTGAATTGCTGGCGCGGGCCAACAATCGTTCAGTTTTCGACATTGGTTGCAATCGGGGACAGGTATCGGAGGAATTTTACCGGCACGGCGCGACGACACTTCACGGATGCGACATATATGAGCTTGGGATTACGGTCTCGCGAGAACGGTTCGCTGATTATCGCGACTGCGAAAGTCGCTTTGAGGTGGTTGATCTTACGCAAGGCCCGCGCTCGCTCAGTGTCTTTGGTCTAGGCAAATACGACATCACGCTTTGCCTTGCGACCTATCACAAACTCAAGCGCATCATGCCCGCCTCAGAACTTACGGCATTGATGCAGCATTTCGGCCGCTGGACGAAGGAGTATTTTGCATGGAGGGGCACGTCCGACAAGCCGAAGGAGAATGACGAGGAAATCGCCAGCCTTGACCGCGATCTTCTGCCTGTCGGCCTGGTGCGCTGTCATACTTCCTATATCTCCACGGAGCTTGGCGTAGCCGCAATCTGGAGGCGCCAATGACTATGGCTCAGGTGGAAGCCGAGATTGACGGCCTTGCCGATCTCTTGGCCCTAGAGGGTGTCACTTCATTCCTTGAGATCGGTTCAAAATTCGGGGGCTCGCTCTATCGTATCGCCAAGCGGCTTCCCGCCGGTTCGCGAGTGATCTCCGTTGATATGCCGAAGGGTACGCGCGCTTGGCCGCAGAGTGAGGCCGAACTTAAGGCAACCATTCAGAAGCTTCAGACCGAAGGTTATGACGCTCGCGTGATCTGGGGCGATAGCACCGCACCAGACATCATCGAGAAGGTGAGGGCTCTCGGGCCTTTCGATGCAATCTTCATCGATGCCAATCACACGATGCCTTTCGTCCAGAAAGATTGGGCGAATTACGGCCCGATGGGTCGCATAGTCGCATTCCACGATATCAACTGGCATCGGGCGCCGGAATGGGTGGGAACGCGGATCGATGTCCCTGAATTCTGGGATGAGATCAAGGTGGGCTATCGCCACGAGGAATTCCGGCTTTGCCCGACCCGGAAAAACAATGGGATCGGCGTCCTGTGGCGCTCATAATCTCAACGTGGTCGTGGGGAACAAAATACGGTCCTGACTACGTTGCAAAACTGGCGTCTGCGGTAAAGAGGAACCTTAAGCAGCCACATCGGTTCGCTGTATTCTTCCCGCAAGAGGAAGACGAGTATCTGACCGAGATCAAGGGCTGTTTTGCGCGACTGCGGACATTTGATCCTGAATGGCAGGCGGCCAACGGCATTGAGCCGGGCGACAAGATCGTCTGCATGGATCTGGACCTGATCGTCACCGGGCCACTTGACGAGCTTTTGGACCGGGAAGAGCCGTTTACGATCCTCCAGGGAGTAAATTCGGCCAATCCTTGTCCGTTTAACGGCTCGCTGTGGATGCTTGAGGCCGGCTACCGGCCTGATGTCTGGCATGAATTCTCGCCGGAATTGGCGGAGAAAGTTCCTTACTACGAGTTCCCTGATGACCAAGCTTGGTTGGCGGATATGATCCCGGACGCCGGCAAGTTTGGCCCGGAAGATGGAGTTTATGCTTTCCAAAAGAAGGGGTGGCCGAA